GTTCAACGACCAGCTAAGAGACGAAGCAGAGCTCATCGGCAAGTTCGGCGTTCAGCTGGTAGGCGCTAACCGCCTTCAGAGCATCCGGAACGACCTCACGGCAAAGGGGCGCAAGCTGAGCGAGGAGGAAGAGATCGCTCTCGTTCGGACGCTTGAGCAGCGCGAGCGCGAGTTGATGATCAACGACGAACTGGGCGCGCTCTACGAGGCGAACCAAGGTGCGATCGAGAACTTGACCGCTCGGACAGTGGCGCTGGGGATAGCCCATCAGCAGGGTTCGATCGGGGCCGAACAGTACCGCATCGGTCTTAACGGCATTGCGATGGAGGCTGCCAACGTAGCGATCCGGCAGAACGAGATGGCTTCGACCGGACAAATGGCTCTCGCGTCGCTCCAGTCCTACATGAGCACCTATCAAGGGATGCTGCCCGGCCTGACACAGTCGTTCGGACAGTTCTTTACCACAATCGGCGACGGGTTCGCCAACACCGTTGCTCGCTCCATTGTGTACGCCGAGGACTTCGGTGCTGCAATGATGGACGTTGCTCGTAGCGCCCTGACTGAGCTGATCTCCTCGCTCGTCAAGCTGGGAGTCCAGTGGCTCATCACGCAAGCGATCGGGAACAGCCTTGGGGTGGCAGCTACCGCCGCCAGTGCGCTACAGGGCTCCGCGGTGGCCGCTGCCTGGGCCCCTGCCGCGGCAGCGGTGTCCCTCGCTACCATGGGGGCCAACGCGCTGCCGGCCAGCGCTGGTATGGTGTCCACCTTTGGTCTTGCTGCCGCTCTTGCGCAAGTCAAGGGAATGAAGGACGGTGGGCCGGTGTCTGGCCCCGGCGGACCCCGCTCGGACAAGATCCCGACCATGCTTTCGGACGGCGAGTACGTTGTGAACGCTCGTGCCACCAGCGAGAACCGCCACCTCCTGGATGCTATCAACAACGGCCACAGCCTTACGAGGCGGGCGGACGGCGGTGTGGTCACTTCCACGCCTGCCCCCGCATACCGCACCGCAGGCAGCACGAACGTCACCAATGGCGGAACGACCATCGCGATGGACTTCAGCGGTGCGAACTTCGGTGGGAACGACCCTGCTGAAATGGAGGAGCGCTTCGCTCGCGTTGTCGCTGAGCAGATGGTTCCGCAGATCCTGGGCCAGGCCCGGAAGCAAGCAAACGAAGATATGACGGTCCGGTTCGTCCGGCAGAAAATGTAAGGAGACATAAGTGGCTGTCATTGAAGTTCCCGCGCTTATAGGGTTCGACGGTTGCAAGATCGGTCTTCTGCGTGCGACCGCTGAGCACCGCTCCCCCTTCACCGGGAAGCGCCAAGTCGTGACCTCCGCCTTCGCCCTGTGGCAGTTTGAGGGTACGGTCGTCCCGCTTCAGGGCGCGGACGCGGGGGCAGCGCGCTCGTTCCTGGCAGAGCTTCGCGGTCGCGCCAACACGTTCCGGCTCCCGATCCCCGCTGCCGGGGTACCATTGTCGCTATACGCCGGGCTACAGGGGCAAGTCTCCAGCGCCGGGGTACTGGGGAACAGTGTGCCGACAAGCGGCTGGAGCCCGAGCGCTGTCGTTTTCCGCCGAGGCGACTACTTCAACATCGGGGACGAGTTGAAAATGGCTACAGCGACCGTGACTTCCAATGGGTCGGGGGTCGCAACTATCCCGTTTGAGCCGAGCCTGCGAGCCGCTCCCGCGATCAACACCATCATCAAGTTCCAAGACCCCTTCCTTTACCTTGCCGCCCAAGACGACGACATCGCTAGCTGGAACCTCAAGGACTTCAATACCCACAACATGACGATCAAAGCAACTGAGGCCTTCGAATGAGTTCGCGCCAGATTTCTGAGCCGGTTGCGGTTGCGTTCGGTGCCCCGATTCTTAACATCGCGTGGATCATTCGTCTCGACATTGAGACCGACCCGGTTTACGCCTGGACAGGTTTGGGGCCCCTTGTCGTTGGGGCCAGTCAGTTTCTCGATGCTGAGATCAACGGCCGCACTTATACAGGCTTGGCCAACATTGGCGAGATCGGCCGCATTGTGGACACGATGAGCGGATCGCAAGCTGTGAAACTGACGTTGCCCGGGGTCAGGCTGGACGACGACGCTCTGCACCAGATTGTCTTCGACCAGCGTAAGTGGCAGGGTCGCCGAGGTTTTCTATGGGTTGTTCCTATCACAGAGGGGGGCGCGCTGGCTGGGGAACCTGTTCGTGCAAAGACCGGCCGGATGGATAACCTGAAGGTTGAGCGCAGGCAAGGTGAGGGCGTTGTTCGTATCGAGCTTGAGAGCTTTGCCGCTTACTCGCAGAGAGCAATTCTGACCCGCTACAGCGAGCAGAAAGAACTCGACGCGACTGACACGTCGCAAGACTACGTTCACGACCTTGCTAACAGGACGGCGGGGATTGGTGATAAAGCAAACGCAACATCAGGAAACAGCTATGGCGGATCAAGCGGCGGGGGCGGTGGAGGAACCCGAGGTGGTGGCGGAGGGGATGTTTCGTTCTTCTAGGGTCGCGGACTGGCGGATTAAGCTCAACGCCCACATTGCGGCCAACCGCGATCTAAGACACAGTTACGACTCGACCAAAGGTTTGGATTGCGCGCGCTGGACAGCAAGCTGCCGAACTGTGGTCACCGGTCGCAAGTACGACGTCAGCACTGCCAAATACAAGAGCGAGAAAGGAGCTCTCCTTTACCTAACTCGCAACGGGTGCAAGACTGTTGAGCAGCTTGCTGAAAAAGTTCTCGGACCGAGACTTGCCATATCGTTTGCGGGCGCTGGGGACGCTGTCCTTGCGGACCTCAGCAAAATGGGGTTAGCTGGGGACCTGCCTCAGATTGGCCTTGTGTTAGGCATCTGCAACGGGCGTACATCTTATTTTGTAGGCGAGTCGGGGCTTATTGAAATCCCAACTCTTAGCCTGGAGTGCTGCTTCCATGGGTAAGGTCGTCAAAGCTGTCGTCGGCGTCGTCGCGACGGTTGTTGGCGTCGTTACGGGTCAATGGTGGCTGGTCGCAGCCGGCGTCGCGCTAACGATGACCAGCGTCATTGGGCCGCCGAAGCCCACGACGAGCGCTGCCACTGAACAGCGCCTGTCGAAGAAGCTGGAGCCTGAGACGTTCCGTAAAATCGTGTTCGGCGAGACTGCCGCTGGCGCCGACTTGCGCTATTGGGAAGTTTTCGGCACGGACGCCAACCGCTATGTCGAGGTGCTGGCCGCAGCCACGCACAAGATCCAATCGTTCGGCACTCTGTATATCAACGAGGCGGTTGCGTCTTACGACCACATGAGCCGCTTCACCTATGTCGAGGGTGTTAGCGGAGCGGGGACCGCGCGCGGAGGCCACGGGAAGTGGACAACTTCCTCTTCGATGACGGGGTGCGCCTACTACGTTCTGGACTACACCTATAAGCAGGAGTGGTTCCCGCAAGGCATTTCGTCGCGCTACACTCAGGTCGTCCAGGGCGCGCTGCTCTACGACCCGCGTCGGGACATTCGCTTTGGCGGGACTCACAACATCAACGACCAGTCGACGTGGCAGTATTCGCCGCTCGACAGTAACAACGTCCCGATCGGGCGGAACAACGCCCTCCAGATGCTGTGGTACCAGATCGGCTGGCGCGTCAACGGTAAACTGGTCGCGGGCAAGGGCGTCGACCTCAACGACATTGACATTGACTCGTTCATTCAGGCTGCGAACGACTGCGAGCTGATGGGCTGGTACTCGGATTGCATCCTGTCGACCGGGGACAATCACGATACGAACGAGGGCATCCTCGAAGCCGCCTCGCAAGGGAAGATCCTCGACACTGGCGGGCGCTTCTCATACTACGTCGCGGTGGACGATACCGCGAACGTCGCTGTCGCGCTTGAGAGCGGGGACATCATCGGTGAAGGCTTCGACTGGCAGCCCCGCGATTCGATGTCCACTTTCTTCAACGAGGTGGCGGGGACCTTCGTTGACCCTGCGGCGCTGTATCAGCCCCGCCCCTTCCCGATGGTTTTCAACAACGATTACTACACCGCGGACGGAAAGAAGGAGCGCGACACCGTTGCTCTGGCCGCTGTACAGAGCGCAGCACAAGCCCAGAAGCTGATGCGCATCAAACTGAACAGGTCTCGCTTCCAAGGGGAGTTCAGCGCCACGTTCAACTACAAGGCAATGCGGGCGCAGAACTACAGCCTTGTGACTTTGCAGATCCCTGAGCTGGGATGGACAACGCCGCGCCTCTTCCGTATCGTGAGCTATGGTATCGCTGCCATGGGCGGTATCGATCTAACGCTGCGAGAAGAGAGCGCATCGATCTATGCGGCCGGAACAGTCACTACCCTGCCCGCACCCTCGACCGGTGTGGGGTCCGACCCCTTTGTACAGCTGGCAACCGGCACGATCACCACAGCGGCCATAACGGAAGCGGGCGGCGCGGGTTCCGTCATTGATGGTGTGAAGCTAAGCTATTCCGCCTTCCCTCCACTAACCTCCCGCGCAGAGTTGAAGTACCGGAAGACCGGGGAGACGGATTGGACAGAGGTTCCCGTCGACAAAAACGGCACGGAGACCATTGTCAAGCCACTCCAGCCCGCCACCTCCTACGAGTTTAGTATGAGGCTTGTGTCGGTTTACGGTATCGCGGGGGCACCAACCGTAGTGTCGCGCACTACTGGAACTGGCACCGTTGCCCCAGACGTTGCGCCGGTCGTTCCGGGCACGGTCGCCGGGACCCCGACTATCTCGATCACCTCAACAATCGCTTCGGACGGGACTCAGACGAGCCGCCTGTTCGGGTCCTGGACCGCGCCGGCCAATGCCCTGACCTATGTGGTGGAGCTGGACAACGGGACCATCGTTCAGCAGTTCCCGGTCACCGAGAACGCGATCGAGGATCGCATCATCGCCACGGGGCCGACCTATCGGTATCGCGTCAAGGCCCTGAGTCGCACCGGAACGCTCTCGGCGGACTGGTCGGCATGGTCGGCCAATGCGACGGCGGCCGGGAAGACGACGAAGCCTACGGCAATCATCAGCGGGTCTGCCTTCGCCACCGGCAACAGACAGATCAGAGTCAACCTTAAGATTCCGGCAGACTCCGATTACTCTCACGCTCTCTTGTATCGTAACACGAGCGGCATAAACCCTGATGATATTCCCCAAAGCCCCATCGGAGAGGTCTTCGGGGAGTTCTACGTCGATGCGAACGCCACCATCGGCACTGCCTACCACTACTACGCCAGCTCGGTTGACAGAACCGGCAACTTGGCCAACACGACAACTTACATCGGCACTGCCACTGCGATCTATGAGGATGATCGGACCCGCTTGCGCGTGTCGGTCGGCGGCTCCGGTGCTGCCCGCTGGCTCCGTGTTGCGCGCGTTCAGTCCTCCGTTGGACGTGGTGCTG